GCTTAGAAAATGACCTAGACGAGCAGGGCAGACCTAAGACCTAGAATCTAGGAACATTCTGAGAGAGGCGTTGTTGCGTCGGCGCTTCTACGAAGGAAAAGAAATTATAAATATTTGTGAAAAAGGCTTGACATTGTTTTGTCTATAGCCTAGAATTCAGCTTGTATCATCCAATTAACTAAAACGAAAGGTAGGCTAGCATCATGGCAAAGACAATCAAGAATCAAGCGAAAGAGATAGTTTCCAAGCTGTGCGCTGAAAGGAATAGGGAACTTAAAATACAAATGGACAAGCTGACAGCTATAACGAGCAAGGCAGAGAACAATGAAGATGCCGCTTTTGTAATTGCCTTGGCGAAGCAATATAAAGGCAAAGAAGGCTACCATTACTTGTCCTATACATCAATTCAATTCAAGCTTGTATTTGAGGTTACCAGTTTCAAAAAAGGTATAGTTCCTCGCCTTTTGTCCAAGTGCCTTGATTTGACCGATACTGGGAATTACGACTACGCTAGCGAGTATCGGGCAGAGAGAACCTACAGCTTTAAGTTTCCCTCGGGCAATAGCCTAAGTATTGAGTGTAACCTGAAAGCCGATGGGCCTACATGCCACCGTGTTCAGGTAGGAGTAGAAACAATAACAACTCCAATTTACAAGATTCAATGTTGAAAAGTTTGACTATTTTCTTGTTTTGATTTAGAATCATTGTTCGCTTCAAAAACCGGACGGCGGCAAACCGGATCAACCGCCAAATCAATAGGAGTAACAAATCATGCGTCAATTCATTATGAATGTAACCAAGCTGGAAACCGCCGCAGGTGAGACTAAGGCCAAGGCTGTCCCGGTTGGTTCTATCGTTGTTCATTATCCCCTGCTCTCCGAGATGGGCTTGCCAGTTGAGCCTTCTTCCTATGTCACCTACGACAAAGACAACAAAGAGGTTACCTCAACTGCCGCAGATGCTACCGCCTTCCCTGTTTATGCTAGCGATGCAGTTCAGCTTGTATTCGATTCGCTTTTCGCTCAGGTTAAAGCCACCGCCCGTAATCGCCTTGTAACCGGCACGGCAACGCTTAAGGACGGCGCTAAGATCAATGAGACTGTCGAAGATATGCTGGCAGAGAGCGCACGCTCTGGCGAGGCTCTGGCTCAGCGTCGTGCTTACTTCACCAGCTTCAAAACCTTCCTTGGAACCCTTGGCAAGTCGGCAGCTTACGTTAGCGGCATGGCGGACATTGTGTCCAATGTCAAGAATATTCAGTTCCAGTCGGCAGCTCGTAAAGAGGCTATTAAGGCTCTGGTGGTGCAGCACGCTGCTACTCTGGATGCCGAGAGCGTCAGCAAGTGGGAACGCGTCATGACTCAAATTGATGAGGCAGCTTCGATGGCGGACGCGCTGGACGAGTAAGCTTCTAGCAGCAAGCTTCATAACAGCCCCCCTCGAAAGTCGGGGGCTTTTTCACGCCTATAAGTTTCAATCTGTCTGGATTCTAAGCGGGGAACAAAGAGGCCGGTGGGGGCTTTTTTTCAGTCTGACGCGCGGGATCTCATCAAAAGCCTCTCTAATATTTTCCTAAACTTTTCCCTCTTCGCCTACTTCGTAGAAGATCTTCCCTTTGTAGAAGCTTGCTTCGCAACTAAAAAATCCCTCCTAAAAACTCGACAACGCCCGCCCCCTGTGCTATTCTATCTCTTACATCCCCGCTGCGCGGTAAAACTGAGACCATGAACTCCGAAAGAATCGCCACCCTCCTTGCATCAGGCTTGCCACATACTAGTGTGGCTACTATAGTTGGCATCAGTCCAGCTAGAATCTCTCAGCTTCTCAAAGAGCCTGAGTTTGAACTCCTTTATGCAGCTAAAATTGCAGAGAATAAAGAGAAAGACATTGAAGAGCTCTCTATCTCAGCCAAGTACTTGGAAGCTGAGCATATCCTTATCAAGCAAGTGATAGAGATGGCGCCCATTTCTGAGCTTCGTGATGTAACTGCAGCTCTGAGAGTTGTAGGAGAGCGCCAGGAGAAAGCCAAGAACAGGATGAATCCTATTGTCTCTCAGCAGGCAGTCTACAACACAGTAGTTCAACTCAGTCTGCCAGCGCATGCTACGCCAGAGCTTTCTTTTGGCGGAGCCAAGGAGGTCATTGCAATTGAAAACAGAAACCTTGCACCTCTCAGCTCAAGCGGTGTACTCAGTCTATTCAAAGGTCTGGACACTCCAAAGCAACTCACAGAAGAAGGAACCTATCATGAATCCCTCCCAGCTCCTAGCAGCTCAACAGAAAGCATTGGCGAAGCTCTTTCCATCAAGCAAACCTTAGCCAGTGCGGCTACGAAGTTCTTAGATAGCTTGCATCCTGCTCCCTTCGCTTCTACTTTCTGACATGCCTAACATCCAAATCAAAGGTTCAGCAGAAATTCCTTGGCGCATAGTTGATAGAAATATCAATGAAGAGCGCTGGAAGAAGGACATTGCCAACATGAAACAGCTTGACGACGAGAATCTAGGTCGTCTTATGGCTATTTCTACGATCTTAGAAGGCAATGGAAAGCCTCTAGGCATCACCCAAGGACAGGATGTGGCTGCACGTAGGCTATCACCCGAGCTTCTCCAGCAGATAAAGAAGAATCCAGACCCTTATGGACGAATTTCTCTCAAGAATGTAGATCCTCATATCGCAAAGGCCGCCATCATTCAAGAGAAGACTGGACGTCTAGTAGATAATGGCTTGGAAGCTACTCCTTCTGCTGTTGCTACTCTCTTCAATGGAGAGAAAGGCTTGAAAGAGAAGACCGGCAAGAGCTATGTCGAGTGGCTCTCAGGAATTCTTCAAGATATTGCCCTCACACCAGGGAATGAGAAGGCTAAAAAGATGCTTGGCTCTCTCTTGGAAGTCAATAGCAGAGACCGGAGATAACAAAGATGAGTTTCCTTGATGAATTCTCTGCACTTATCAATTCAGGTGTCTCTAACAAAGGCCCTGTTGGAAAGCTCCGTGGCAAGGATCTCTCAGAAAGCGTAACAGACGCTCCTCAGCTCAAGAAGTTTGAAGGTACTGAGCCTAGTCGAGTTGCAGCAGAAGCTGAAGCCCTCACTGGCCCTACGATTGGGCCTATTTCTATTGATCCTACAGACTATCTAACACCAGGTGGCTTGGCTAAGGTAGGAGCAGCAGTAGGAAAGACTCTGACAGGGGCTGCCGCCTCGGCGCCTATGCTGGTAGGAGCCTTCCGCTCTGCGAATGACACGATGATCTCTAGAAAAATCATTAATGACATAGCAAAGCATACAGAGTTTGCTAAAGTTCCCGGCAGAGTAGAGAAAGCAATCATAGATGGAGATCCGACGGAGGCTTTAGATTATCTTCTCCACAGTAAATTAAGTACCAAAGAAGGTTCTAAGTATGGTACTCCAGAGTTTGTTCTAGACAAGTGGCTCTGGTCTACTCAGCATGATCCTAATCATCCTCTTGCACTCTTGAAGCCTGTAACCTCTAAGAGTATAGGCTCATCTGCTGAGGCAGGTCTTATCCGCAGTGCTAATCAAGATCTCATAGGCGCAGTCAAAGATAAAGAAGAGGCTTTGGCATTAGGAGATACCACGTTTGTGCCTATCTATGATAAACTAATAGCAAAGAGTACAGAAAGAATTCAGCAACAAGGGATGCTTTTTGAAGATCTAGATCTAGCTAATAAACAAGGAAAGACTCTTCTTCATTCTCGCTATAATCATATAGTAAAAGATGATATCGGTTCTGCTTTCTATGAGTTGCAGAACTCTATTATGAAGTACGATATCCCAGTAAAAGATCTCCAGAATAAGTCCCTCCAGCAAATCGCATCCATCGTCCATAAAAAAGATGATGAGTCTGTTCGTATTCTCAAGAGGAGTATGGAAGCTAAGAACCAAACAATCACAGCCAGGACAGCTGAGCTCTTCAATACTCAGAGAGATCCTGATGCTGGTATGTTTGTCAAACTTACAGATCCTAAGGACTTGGCCCATGAGACTGACATCCTCAATCATTGTATTGGAGCGGTTGGGAGGGATAATGAGAAATACATTCCAGCTTTTGATACTGTGACAGGGCAGCCTAATAAAGGAACCTCTCACAGTTCCTTCAGTCAGTATAGTAATGCCTTAGCAGCTGGAAAGTCTGAGTTCTATTCTTACAGGCCTAAAGGACTTCCTGAATTTACTATTGAGGTATCTCCTCCTAGCTGGAATGGGGAACGTATTATTGCTCAGGCTTATGGTAAAGAGGATGCAGCATTGAATCCTGAACAGCTAAAAGCTTTAGAGAGTTTTTCTAAAGCTAAGGGAATCACATTCACTAAGGATATAGGTCGTCTAATAGACGATAATGGTGGCGATGATTGGATTCCTGACGACGATATCCCATTCTAACCATGAACGCCCCACAAGAAGCTCAGCTCCTTAATGTCAGCCTATCCGATGCCTACGAAAGAGGCAAAGTGGACATTAACTTCTTTGCAGCCTTGTGTATGCCGACGGTCTTCATCTACCAACTTCCTTTGTTTTATATAGCAGCTTGGCAACTGATCAGCAGTGATGAAGAATCTCGTATTGATGCTCTCTTCCGCTTTGCTCTCGGCTTGCCTCGCGGTCATGCAAAGACTACCTTTGTTAAAATCTTAATTGCCTGGATGATCTGCTATGACAAAGCCAGCTTTATTCTTGTGGTCTGCTCAAACTCAGGTCTTGCAGAAAACCTTCTTGCTGACATTGATGACATCCTTGCCTCTGACAACATCACTTCTATCTACGGAATCTGGGATTCTTCTAACAAAGCCATTGACTCTAAAGACACAAAGAAGGCCGCTTATCATGGACGCTCAGTAACTTTAGTCGCTAGAGGCTGGAGCGCTGGTATCCGAGGAATCAACTTAAAGAATCAGCGCCCAGATTTCATATTCTGTGATGATGCACAAACTAAGGACAATGATGAAAGCCCAACTGAGCGAGAGAAGCTTATGCGAGAGCTTGTTGGTACTATCTTCAAAGCCGTCTCGCACAGAGGAAGAAGGACAATCGTATATGTCGGGAACCTTTACAGTGACGAGTGCATCTTGCAGCAGTTCAGAAAGAATCCCCACTGGACTTCCCTTGTCACAGGTGCTATCTTAGAGGATGGCTCTCCCCTATGGCCCGAGCTTGTCTCACTCCGTGAGCTTAAAGAATCTTACGAACATGATGAGGCGCTCGGCCTAAGCCATATCTGGTTTGCAGAGGTTATGAATGACCCACAAAGCATTCTCCATTCTCTTCTTCCTAAGCCTGTTCCGGATAGCGATGTTGAAGAGATCCTCCTAGATGATGGAGCCTACATAACAATTGATCCTGCTGGCTTCCGTAAGACTTCAGATGACAATGTCATAACAGCCTTCAAGAAATACAATGACAAAGGCTACGCTGTTGAGATGAACCGAGATCTCAGCGATCCCTCAGAAATTATTCAAGAGGCTATCCGCATGGCACTAGTCCATCGGGTTTCTCTGATAGGTATTGAGGCTGTGGCCTATCAACAGACTCTCTGCTTCTGGATGAACTTCTTCCTACGCAAGCTTAACATCACTCACATCACAGTAGTAGAACTGCATCCCCACGGAAGAAGCAAAGAAAGCCGCATTCGTCAGTATGTAGCTGAGCTCTATAAGGGCTCCCAGGTGATATTAGAAGCCAAGTGTCGTAGAGAATTCACCTGGCAAGGTTCCCTCTACAAGCTAGGAAAGAAAGAGAACAGGGATGACATCCTAGACGGCTTCGCCTATTCTCTTGATATTAGGAATGAGTTCTGGCATCTAATTACACCTTTGGATGGTCATACTCAACTAGTAGATCATTCTGTCTGTTCAGTAGTTCACAATAGCTGCTTCTAAACTTAAGGAAATAAAATGGCTGAGATCTACCCCAAAGCAACTAGTGCTACTGTTCCTAACCAAGAGGCACAGAAGGCTATTGTCACGTTTGCCAATAATATGCTAACAGAGCATAAGAAGTTCGCAGACTACTTCGCTAAAATGGAAGCAGTAGACGTCGCTTACGCTAGATATCAATCTTCGAGGGATGCCCAAGGAATTCCTAATGGCCAAGGCATTGATGCTGCTACTACTCCAGTCGGTGTCATGAATCTTCCTTCTACTGTGCCCCCTGTCCTTGTCTCCCAAGTAGACAGTATGGTAGGTTACTTGGCTGAGGTCTTCCTATCAGGTGCTCCTCTGTTTCCTATTGTCTCGAACCCTAAGAATAGGAAATCAGCTGAGGCCTTAGAGAGTCTTTTGGACGATCATGCCACTCTCGCAGGCTATGCCCGTCAGCTGCTTCTCTTCATTCGTGATGGCGTCAAGTACAACTTCTCTGCTATTGAAGCAGACTGGACTTCTATCACTCAGTATACTCTGGCTGATGACCTTATCAATAGCGACAAAAAGAAGCTCGACAAGGCGGCAACCTATTACACCAAACTGAACAGATGGGATCCCTACAACACAGTCTGGGATCACAATGTCTCTCCAGGAGATCTAGCAGCTGAAGGAGACTATGCTGGTCACGTTCAGATCCTCTCAAGGACGAAACTCAAGCGTCTTCTTAACCGTCTTAGCATCGAAGGTGAGGTCATCAACGCTGATAAGGCTCTAGGAGCTCAAATTCAAGCTGGGGCTGAGAGCTATATCAATTACAGGATGCACCCACAGATCTCTGAATATATCTCAGCCCGTCGTCCTCTGGATGGCATCAACTACTATGAGTACATGACAGGCAAGAAAGAGATGGAATGGCATGGCTGCAATCCAGTAGGCAACTATGAACTCTTTACCTTCTATGCTCGCATCATGCCAGCTGACTTCCGTCTCTTTGGTTCTGAGACTAAGACTCCTCAGATCTGGAAGTTCCGCATTGTTAACAACAACATCGTCATTCAAGCTAAGCGAGTAATCTCAGCCTATGATTTCCTGCCAGTCTTTTTCGGTCAGCCTCTGGAAGATGGCCTAGGCTATCAGACACAGAGTGTAGCTGAGAGTAATATCCCGTTCCAGACTGCCGCTGCAACTCTAGTCAATATCCGGTTCAATGCAGCCAGGCGAGCTGTCTCAGACCGGGCTCTCTATGATAGAGATCTCATTAGCAGCTCTGATATCAATGCACCAGTTCCTGCAGCTAAGATCCCGGTTAAGAGCAATAGCTTGGATGGAACCAGGAAGATCCAGGATGCTTACTATCCTATCCCCTTCGATGCTCGTGGCACAGAGACTACCATCCAGGATGCAATGGCTATCGTAGGCTTTGGTAAGGATCTTTCTGGTCTCAATAACCCTATGCAGGGCAAGTTCCAGAAGGGCAACAAGAGTGTCACAGAGTGGAACGATACTATGGGAGGAGCAGATTCTCGTCTGCGTCTGCCAGCTTTAGTTCTTGAGAATCAAGTCTTTATGCCTCTCAAGGAGGTCTTGAAGCTCAACATCTATCAGTATGGTCAGGATGCTATCACGATCTCACAAAGAAGTGGCAAAGAGTATAACGTCAAGATTGCTGAGCTTCGTGAGCAAGTCCTAGCTTTCCGTGTAGCTGATGGCTATACTCCTAAGAGCAAGCTGGCTGGAACTGAGAGTCTGATGCAGCTTATGCAGCTCCTTGGTCAGAGTGCTCCTCTCCAGCAAGCCTATGGCCCAATGCTCCCGGGTATGTTCTCTCACTTGGCTCAGCTTATGGGAGTCCGTGGCCTGGAAGAGTATGCTCCTGAGCCTCAACAAGTACAGCAGAATCAACAAGCTGCAGCCCAGCAATCAGTGCAGCTGAGTCCAGAAGAAGCACAAGCTCAGCAAGCTCAGGCTAATGCTTCCAATGCTCAGGCAGTAGCTTCACTAGCACAAGCTTCCCAACCACCAACCCAAGGAGTGTAAGCAAATATGAGTCTTTTCATACAACAAACTCTCAGCGATACAGAGAAAAACCTTTTGGCTGAGATCTACAACAACCCTGTAGTAAAGAAACATCTTCAAATTATGGCCCTTTCGGATACTCTTGAGCTCTTGCATCTCAGTGGTATCCAGACTCCAAATGAGACGCTTGTTAAGGCTCATGCAACAGTGCAAGGCAAACTAGCAGTTCTCGCAACACTTCTCTCAATCGAAGCACCACAACCCAAGGAGCAACAATCATGAGCATCATGGACTTCTTCAAGCCTGCTGAAAATAAACCCGCCGCTACAGCAGCTACAGTAGCAGCTACTATTCCTGAAGTTAAGCCAGCGGCGGATGGGGTGGATCAAAATAACCTCACAAAATCCGCTAGCAACCCGTTTGACGCCTATGCTAAACTCTTCAAAACCGCCTCAGAGAACTCAGAGATACAAGCTCCTACGTTCTCTCTAGATCCAAAGGTTATCGCAGATGTAGCAGGCAAGATGGATTTCACTAAGGGTATAAGCCCTGAGCTAATCCAAAAAGCTAATAGTGGTGATGCTGCTGCTATGATGCAATTGATTCAAGAGACTGGTCGCAATTCATACCGTGCTGCTTTAGAGCACGCAACAAAACTCACAGATACCCACCTAGGGCAACGCTCAGAGTTTGAGAGCAAGAATCTAAAGCGTGGTGTCAAAGAACAAATGACATCAGATGCGCTCTCACAAGACAACGCAAATCTCAATCACCCTGTAATCAAAGCAGAGCTTAATAGGATAGCAAAGCAGTTTGCTGCCTCTCCGGAATACGCTGATGCGAGTCCGGCGGAGATTGCTAAAGCTGCTCATACCTACCTGAATGACCTGCACAGTGCAATGAACCCAGCAGACCCTTCAAAGACTAAGGAAGGGAAAGCTAAGTCGAAGGAAATTGATTACATGGCCTACATTACAGGTCAAGCAGATTCCTGAGATCTCTTTTTCTCATTCTTTGAAAGGAAACAAACATGTCTCTCCTGACTGGTATCTTCAACACTACGCAGAATCCTACCGAACTTAATGCCCGGTCGTTTGCTGATACGATCCTTCGCCTCTTTCCTAATGGCGGTGCTCCTCTGTGGGCGCTGGCTGCTAAGGCGGGTAAGCGCAAGGCTAAGAGTTCGACTCATGGTTACTTCAGCAAGACTATGACGTTCGTAACTACCACGTCGACAGCAGGTGATACTTCTGCTGCTACGACTCTCACAGTAGGTTCGACTACTGGGATGACTGCTAATATGGTCATCCATAACGTGCGTACTCGTGAGAACGTTCGTGTCGTCTCTGTCACCAATGCAACTCAAGTAGTCGTCAGTCGTGCCTTTGGTCGTGTTGCTGCGGCCACTATCAACGCTGCTGACAAGCTTCTGCAAGTCGGTACTGCGTTCGAAGAAGGCTCGACTCGTCCCGCTAGTCGTCGTCTGGCTACTGTCTATGTCGGCAACTATACGCAGATCTTCCGCAATGCGTGGGGCCTGACTGACACGGCTCGTGCTTCTATGTCTGAGATGGGCTACAGCAACG